TGGCGCCATCAACTGACCTTTCCCAACCTATGAAGAAAACCTCCATCAAGAACATCCCCGAGGCTCAGGCCTACGCGGTCATCCCGGGCACGCGCTACATCCTGCTGCCCGACGGCGTCCTCGCCAAGCCCCTCACCAGCACGCTCAAGCCCTCCGGCCCCGCGTACAACATCGTCATTGACGGCAAGGTCCGCCAAGTCCCGCTCTCCGTCCTCCAGGAGTCCATCGGCAAGGCCGACATCCGCGACCTGATCCGCAAGGACTGACCTCCCCTTTCCCTATGCCTAAAGAACCCACATCCCCCAACACCGCGACGGCCGACCTGGTCGCCGCTCTCGCTGAGCTCGAGAACGTGAGCGCAAACAAGACCGTGAAGGCCAACTTCACCGCCAAGTACGTCAGCCTCGACGTGCTGCTGGACGCCATCAAGCCGATCCTAGCCAAGCATCACCTTGCGCTTCGTCAGTTTATCACGACCGAAGAGCTGAAGGTCGGCGTCACCACGGTTTTCCAGCACGCCGATGGAACGGTCTTTGAGGCCGGCCGTCTGCTGCTCAAGGCTGAAGGACTGAACGCCCAACAGGTCGGCTCCCTTGTGACCTACGCTCGACGCATCACGGCCTCGACTGCGGCGGGTATCAGCGTGGACACGGATGACGATGGTTCCTTGGCCTCTGGCGTTCGTTCTGCGGCCATTTCTAACGTCGCCCCTGCCTTCTCCCCCACCCCCCGCCCGCTGACCAAATGAGCGACCCCAAGCCCTTCGACCCCTTCGACCCCATCTCCGCCGCCATGGGAGCCTTGCACGGCCAGAACCTCCTTGCGGCCAAGGACGCCCGCATCAAGCAGCTGGAGGAACGCCTGGAGGGAATGCGCGAGGCCGGCGACCAACTCTGGTACTGCATCCGCCATGCCAAGCGCATCGACCCGTCCGAACTGGTGGACGCCGTCGAGGAATGGCAGGAGGCCCGGAACAATGGCTGACGTCCCCAAGGGCATCGAACGGATCGCGGCCACCGTCCCGAAGCAGTACGCCTTGCTCCTGTTCCTGGACGGCTTCCCTTACGTCGAGTTCACGGCCCGCAAGTCCGCCGACTTTATGACCGACCTCAACGCGTGGAAGCGTAAGACCTACCCGTCCCTTGCCCGCTCCAACGTCCGATTCTTTACGCTCGCACCGAACGGCGAAGTCAAAGAACTTACCTTCACCAAATGACCAACCGCGAATACCTGAGGAACCTCCTCACGCAACTAGCCGGCGAACTGGCCACCCTCCGCCCCACCTCTTTCGAGGGCATCGCCGGTGACGCCAACGCGCTCGCCGAGTCCATCATCGCCGTCAACAACGAGCTCGACGCCCTGGACGCCGACAAGATCGAGGAGGCCTATCACGTCAAACCCATCTACGACCGCATCAAGGCCGTCATCGCCCATGAGCGCGTCCTCCGCAATCAGCTCGACCGCATCGCCCTCGCCGCCGACAACGCCATCGACCTCTGCAACCTCCTTTCGGCGCACGTCGAAGAGCATAACCCGAGCGACGACGACGCCTCCCTCTGACCATGAGCCAGCGTTACACCATCTTCCCGTCCAAGGACAACAAGACCGGCGTCCTTCGGTATCTGTTCAAATATGAAAACCCCGAAGCCGATAAAACTAAAAATGACGGCATCTATTTCGGCATCCAGTGTTACTGCATGCCCAACGGGTCTTTCCTGATCATCGAGAATGCCGCCGACGCCATCACGGTCTGCGCGCTGCTTAACCACATCGAGAAGAACACCGCCTCCCTCTGACCCTTTCCACCAAACGCACACCATGCCCCAAATCCACGACCGCAAAGAATACCGCGCCTTCCCGGCGCTCAACCAGTCCGCCGCGAAAGTCCTCGTCGCCAACTCGCCGGCGCACTATCAGGCCTACATCAACACGCCCCAGGAGGAGACCAAGGCGCTCAAGTTCGGCACGTTCGTTCACGCGGCCGTCCTTGAACCGCAGACGCTCGACGACCTCTACGCCACCGCCCCGGATGTGGATCGCCGCACCAAGGACGGGAAGGAGCAGTGGGCGGCCTTCGCCACGGCCAACGCCGGCAAGACCATCCTCGACGCGGAGGAGTCCGCCATCGGCCATCTGGTCGCCGCTCATGCCCGCCTTGCGCTGAAGACCCACGGCGTCGTCTTCGACGCGACCGAAGTCATGTACCATGTGGACTACTGCGGCGTCCCGCTCAAGGCTGCCATCGACGGCGTCTGCGGCGACTACCTCTGGGACATCAAGACCACAGGCCTCGGCGAAGCGACTCCCGCTGGTATGTTAAAGAGCATCCGTGGGTATCGCTATAACTTGCAGGCCTACTGGTATCGTCTCGTCTACGAGCTCGCCACGGGCCGCCGCCCTCTCGGCTTCCGCTTCCTCTTCGTCGAGAAAGAACCGCCCTTCGCCACCGCCGTCTGCGAGATCGGCCCTGACCTGATGTCCTACGCCGTCTCCGATTTCGAGAAGGCCATCACCCTCTACAAAGAATGCACCGCCTCCGGCGTCTGGCCGTCTTACACTCAGGAGATTCAGGTCATCGACATCAAGTCTACCACCACCGCCGCCCCTATCAACTTCGCCTAACATGGCTGAAGCAATCGGTGGAATCATAGGCGCGCTGCTGACTGTCGCATATCGCGGCATCGTCGTCGCCGCCGCCCTAAAATACCTTTCCCAATAACATGGAACCCAACAACGAACGCACGCCCCTCACGTCCATCTCCCAGAATGGAACGTACAAACTGAAACTCATCCGTCCGAAAGGCACCGACAAGGTCAAGGTCTGGGAAGACGGCACGGCCTCGTGCCGCCTGTTCTTCCTCGACGACAAGGGCTTCTGCCTGTCGAAGAACTTCTCCACCAAGTACGGCAAGGCCCTCGCCATGCTCGTCGGTAAGTTCTCCGGCAAGTTCACCAACGAGATCAGGCTCGACGCGACCCCCGCCGAGTTCCTTGAGTACATCGGCCCCGCGTGCGGCCAGACGCTGCTCGTCGGCGTGGAGGTCGAACCGAACGGCGAGTGGCAGGGCAAACCCCAATACAAATACAAGCTCTCGTATCCCCGCGGCTCCCAGAAGCCCACGGTCGCCGAGCCCACCCCTGACAACCCGCCCTTCTGATGGACAACCATCTCAAGCTGCGGGAAGCCCTGGTCGAAGCCCTGATAAAGAATCCCGCCATCTCCCTTCGCCGCGTCAGGCGCAAGGTCAAGATGTCCGGGCGACAGACCCGCATCGCCGCCCGCATCGCCAAGGCCATGCGCAAGGCTAACGAGGCCGCCGCCTAATGGAACCCATGTCCGCTCCGACCCTTGTCCTGATCTCCGGCTTCGCAAGGGCCGGGAAGGACACCCTCGCGGAAGGCATCCTTGAATGGTCCCGCCGCCCGTCCCGCAAGACGTCCTTCGCCTCTCACCTGAAGGACGCCGCCAATGACTTCCTCTGGTCGCTCAACATGGAAGGCGACTTCCACAACGACGCCTTTAAGACGAAGCATCGGGACGTGCTCGTCACCCTAGGCAAGTTTGCCCGGTCCCTCAACCCGGACATCTTCGCCGAGAACCTCGCCCACTACGTCCCGATCCAGATGACGCCCGACGAGGTCGCCCCCGAGACGGTCGTCGTTTCAGACTGGCGATATATCAACGAGCTGCGGGTGTCGCAGTCCATCCTCTGGAACCTCGGCTGGAAGGTCCGCACCATCTACGTCTCCACCGCAGGAGTCGGCCCCGCGAACGACGAGGAACTCGACAGCATCTGCGAGATAAAGCAGTACCACTCGTTCGACCAGGAGTTCGTCTTCGCTCCTAACTCCCGCCAGTGCATCCTCGCCGAAGGGCGTCATCTGGCCAAGACGTGGAATCTCTGATCGTGGAAGAGCCCATGTCCATGGAGGAGACCATCGCATGGGCCAAGGGCATCGGCATCTCCGCCGAGCGCGTGGCCTTCCTCCTCGCCTGTCCCAAGTATACCCGTACCGGGCGAAAGGACCAGCCCGCCTACATCAAGACCGACAACCCGAACCACCATCTCCAGAAGCAGGGCGACTGCTGGTGGCTACGCATCCGCCGGCGCAAGACCGACATCGTCCACAACCTGGGCAAAGACCTAGAGACCGCCCGCCGTCACCGCGACGAGATGCTCGCGGCCTATGACAAAGGCGAACCCATCCCGCACCTGACCAAATGAGCAAGCTCACCAAGTTCATCTACGCCTCGGACAGCCACGGCGACATGGCCGACCCGGAGGCCTTGGCGGCGCTCTACGAGTTCACTAAGGACTTCGGCGGGAGCAGCGTCCTCAAGATCGCCGGCGGCGACCACTACGACTTCCGCTCCCTGCGTAAAGGCGTCGGCACGGACAAGGAAGGCGCTGAATCTCTCCAGGCTGACATCGACGAGGGGAAGCAGTTCTTCGACCGCTGGCGGCCTAACGTCTGGCTCTGGGGCAATCACGAGCACCGCCTCGACGCCGCTCAGGGCTCAGGCTCCGCCCTAGTCCGCGACTACTGCCAAGGGGTGAAGGACCACATCAACGCCCACGCCCGCAAATGCGGAGCCAAGACCATCCTGCCATACCACGCCGACAAGGGCGTCTACCGCCTAGGGCCGGTCACCATGGTTCATGGCTACGCTCACGGCGCCAACGCCACGATCGTGCAAGGCCTCCACTACGCCTCCTTTGGCGGCGCTCTTATCCACGGCCACACCCACAACCTCGCGAGCATCGCCCTGACCAAGCACGGGGGCGGCAACGCCTTCTCCGCCGGCTGTCTCTGCCGAAATGAGGACATGGCATACAGCGCCCACCGCCTCGCCACGGCACGATGGGGCTCAGGCTTCGTCGCGGGCTTTATAACTGCGGGCGGCGACTACAAGGCCTGGCTCGTCCACAAGATGGGCAGTCAATGGATCTGGACGAAAGACCTTAAGACCTTCACCCCTTAAGCTCATGCCTAAGTCCCGCAGGAAGATGCTCTATACCCGCGTCGGTAACGACCCGGTGCTCCTCGCCGTCATGGCCGAGATTAACCGCAGCGCCGTGAAGCCTCCCAAGGGTTACCTCACCCGCGATCAGTGGGCGGCCAAATGGAAACTCAAGGCCGGCCACACCGCGTCCATCTACATCAAGAAGGCCATGGACATCGGCGCCCTGGTCAAGGCCCGCTACCGCATCCTCATCGGAAAGAGCAAGCGCCTACGCGCCGTGGACCACTACGGCCCACCGCTCCGTAAGCGGTAAAAGATTTGACCAAGCCGACGCACATCGGCAAACCCCACCTCCCTCCCTATGCCTCTCCCATCCGCCATCGACGCGGAACGCCACCTCCTCGGTGTCCTCCTGCGCGATGCTCTCCCTCTCCCCGAAGGCCTGCTCCCTTCGGACTTTCACGAACCAAAGCACCAAGACACGGCCGCCTGCATCAAGGCCCTCGCCGAAGCCGGCACGCCGCCAGACGAACTGGTCGTGACCAACAAGCTGCGCGAGGCGAAGTCCACCGCCGAAGCCCACTACATCTCCGAACTGACGACGACCGTCGGCTCGTCCCTGCTCAACCCGGGCTGGGCCGACCTCATCAAGCGCAAGGCCGCCCTCCGGCAGATCAGCCTTACCGCGTCCCGCCTGCTCGCCCACGCTAACGAGGAAGACGCCGACCCCGAAGCCCTGGTCGCCTTCACCGAGGGCTCGCTCAAGGCCGCCAAGGGCCGAGCCAAGCCACGCGACACGGCCGAACTGATGCCGCTCTCGACCCTGCGGGCTTTCGACCTGGACAACGACCCGACCTGTCTCGTCGGGAACCGCTGGCTATGCAAGGGCGGCTCCCTGCTGCTCGTCTCTCAGTCCGGCGTGGGCAAGTCATCTTTCACCCTTCAGATGCTCATCTCCTTGGCAGTGGGCCGTCCCTTCTTCGGCATCCAAGCCAAGCGGCCTTTGCGTATCGTCATGGGGCAGGCCGAGAACGACGTAGGTGATGTG